TTGAAATTAAATTTGTAGAGCACGAAAAACCATTTTATCAACTTCAAGGTCTTTATACATATCAACTTAAGTGCGAACTGTTTAGATATGAGGATGAACTTATTGACACTGATATTGATGAAATAGACGATCTTGTTAGTGGCACTGATTCAGTTGATGGTGATAAAAATCCTATTGGAAATGTGTTTAATTTAACAATGGTTGGTGCAGGAGCCACTGCAACCGCATTGGCATCAGTAGTTAATGGTGGAGTTAGATATATTCAAGTTACTAACAGAGGGGGGGGATATACTAGTACCCCAACTGTTGGAATATCATCATCACCATCAGGAAGAACTGCATCGGCAATTGCAATAATGATTGATAATATTGTTGTGTGCAATCAGAATGTTTCCCCAAATACATCATCAGTTCAAAGTGTTGAAATTACAAACCCAGGATTTGGGTATACAGTTGCACCCGGAGTTAGATTTATTGGTGGGGGAGGTAAAGGATCTACTGGTATTGCATCCATAGGAAATGGTGTAGTTGGAGTAATTACTGTAACTAATAGTGGTTCTGGATATGTAACCCCACCGACTATTACTTTTACGGGGGTTTCTACAGTATCTGCAGCAGCAACAGCCGTTGTTTCGGCAGGTGGTTCAATTACTTCAATTCGTATTACTAATGCGGGAGCTGGATATACTGTTGCACCCACAATCACGATAGGTAATCCAATTTTAACATCTTCCGGAAACTTTGTTTTAAACGAAGTTGTTGTTGGTTCATCAAGCAGCACAACTGCAAGAGTGAAATCGTGGAACTCAATTACTAGAGTTCTTCAAGTATCTCAGATTACTGGTAAATTTGTAGTTGGAGAAAATATAGTTGGGGCCGCATCCAGCGCATCATACTACTTAAAAACCGTTGATGATTATGTCAGAATTGCAGATGATGGTTACGCTGCAAATAATGAAATTGAAGATGAAGCAGATCAAATAATAGATTTTAGCGAAGTAAATCCATTTGGTATGCCATAAATAGTCTTCAATAGAATTGTTAAATAGTAATACAATAAATTAGTGTCATGTTTGAATACTTTTACCACGAAATATTAAGAAGAACTGTTGTTTCTTTTGGTTCTTTATTTAATAATATAGAAATCAGGCATACAAATAATTCGGATCAAGTAGTCAGTATAATTAAAGTTCCTCTGGCATATGGCCCAACCCAAAAGTTTCTAGCAAGATTAAATCAATCGCCAAATTTAAATAAACCGGTTCAAATTACATTACCCAGAATGTCTTTTGAATTTACTGGCCTGACATACGATTCAAGTAGAAAATCAACAACAACTCAATATTTTACAGAGAAGTCTACACAGGATGGTAGTGAAATTAAAAAGGGATATTTACCAGTTCCATATAATATGCAATTTGAATTGAGTATTATGTCAAAACTTAATGATGATGCTCTTCAAATTGTAGAACAAATTCTACCATACTTTCAACCAGCATATACTATGACAGTTAATTTGGTTGATACTATTAATGAAAAGAGGGATATTCCAGTAGTTCTTGAGAATATCACAATGCAAGATGATTATGAGGGAGATTTTAATACAAGAAGAGTTTTAATTTATACTCTAAGATTCACCGCAAAAACTTATCTCTTCGGACCACTTTCTTCTGCAACCAGGGATATTATCAAAAAATCTTCGGTTGGATATGTTGCTGGAGGATATACAACAACTCCATCTAGAGATGTGGTGTATTCTGCCGAACCTAGAGCGATCAAAAATTATACTGGAATTGTTCTAACAAACATAACCAACGATATTGGAGTTGAGGACCTTGTTATTGAAGTAAATAATGCATCTACAATTACCGTCGATACTTATATCGATCTTGAGGGTGAGGAGTTATACATTAAGTCTAAGTCCGGTAACACAATAACTGTTGAAAGGGGTAAGGATAATACAACCATAACTTCTCACTTGGCAGGTGCTCCAGTAAAATCAATTACTGCCGCAGATGATGATCTAATAGAGCAAGGTGATGATTTTGGATTTAGTGGTAGTATAGCATGAAAATGACAAAAAAATTCGATAAGTTAAATGATGCTTTTAATGTAGATGGGGAAATAGTTCCTATCGACAATAAATCCGAAATTGAAAAATTTGAGAAGATATCCTCAGCAATGGATGATGTTAAAAAAGATTATGAATATACAAGAGGAAATCTTTATTCTATTATAGAAAAAGGTCAAGAGGCAATTAACGGAATTTTAGAATTGGCTCAAGAAAGTGAAATGCCAAGAGCTTATGAGGTTGCCGGACAACTGATTAAGAATGTCGCGGATGCTACGGATAAGTTAATGGATCTTCAAAAGAAACTCAAAGATATTGAAGAAGAAAAGGTTGGTAAAGGACCCACTACAGTTAACAACGCTCTTTTTGTTGGATCTACTGCCGAGTTAGCAAAACTTTTAAAGCAGCAAACTCAAAATGAAGACATTTAAACAGTTTCAAGAAGACTGGAGCGATAAATATAAAAAGAGTATTGATTGCTCTAGTCCAAAAGGATTTTCTCAACGTGCTCACTGTGCGGCGAGAAAGAAAAGAGCAAAAGGTGAGGAGACTAAATCAAAACCAGTTGAATGAAATATCCAAAATTTTCCCACAAAACGCCACATTTAAAGGCAAAACAACATCAGTTAGATCCTAATCTTGATCTTAAACAGTTAGTGCATCACGCTGCTGTTCAATATGTTGATCGTGATGCTGATGGTGATGTCGATGTTTTCGACAATCCCAAAAAGAGAATGCCAGATGAAAATCCAAAAGATATTAATGTTGGCGCTTGGTCAAGGAAATTGATTGCTAAGCAAAAAGGAGAAATTGAACATAGCAAAAAAAGAATTGCATATGAAGATACTGTAAAAGAAGAGGGTCTTCGCGATTGGTTTGGTAAATCAAAATCAAAGGATGGTAAATCTGGTTGGGTAAATGTAGTTACAGGTGGAACATGTGCAAGTGATGAACAGGGAGAAGGAGTTCCAAAATGTGTGTCTTCTTCTAAAAGAGCAAGCATGACTCCTGCAGAAAGACGTTCCGCATCAAGAAGAAAAAAGGTAGCAGATTCTGGTCAACAAGAGAAATCAGGTGCTGCAAAACCAACTTATGTTTCTACAGATTCACCTAGAAAGAAAATCAAAGAAGAAATGGATATACAAGAAGCAAAAGATAAAAAAGGTAAAGGTAGCGGAACTAAAGATGCTTGCTACCATAAAGTAAAGTCTAGATATAGTGTTTGGCCAAGTGCGTATGCATCAGGTGCTTTGGTTAAATGCCGTAAGGTTGGTGCTGACAACTGGGGAACTAAATCAGAAAGTACGGATGCTTTAAATTATGAGTGGGATGGACCAATTAGAGAAAATCCAGGAAGATATTGTCCTAAATGCGAAAAAGTTGAGTCTAGAGATGAGTGTAAATACGGACAAAAATACTGGGATATGTTTTCATTACCTTCAGAAGTGGTTTCTGGAAAAAAAGACTATAATATAACTATGCCTACTATACCCGAATCAAAAGATGAAGAATATTCAATGGTTCGCGGCGAACTTCAAACTATCGAAAATGCCGTAAAAAGATTGCGAGCAAAAGTTGGAAAAGGTGAAGGTAATTTAGAGGCATGGGTTCAGTCAAAAATCACTAAAGCAGCAGACTATATTGATACTGCAGCAGACTATCTTGATGGCGGAGAAAGTGAAGTTGATGAGGCGTGTTGGTCCGGATATAAGCAAGTTGGAATGAAGAAAAAGGGCAAAAAAACAGTTCCAAATTGTGTGCCAGAACAAACAATAGAAGACTTAAACGGAAATACTTTTGCGGAAGTAGTTGACGTAATCAAACCAGAACCAATCAAAGGTTTTAAATCTCAAATGAGCGAAGCAACAAGACTGCAAGCACAGACTGGAAATGTCATCGCGGTAACTCTTTCATGGAGAGGAAAATATTATTCTCTCAAGATGTTCTTCCCACAAGTAAAGACACCTTCCAGAAAAGAAATCAACGATGAGATTCAAAAAGTTTATCCAGGTTCAATAGTCGTATACCATTCGGTTTCTGAAATTCAACCAGGACAACCACTTATTCAAACTTTTAGTTCCCAGGGCGGCAGTTCCGCAAAGTTAGGTTCAAATAAGAATTATGTAAAGACAATGGGAGAAGAAGTTGAAATTGGTGAAGATTGGCAATCAGTCAACCGTAAAGATAAAACTGATGGATTAAGTTCAGCGGCAGTTAAAGCATATCGTAGAGAGAACCCCGGTTCAAAACTTCAAACTGCAGTAACTGAAAAAAATCCAGAAGGAAAAAGAGCGAAACGTCGTGCTTCATTTTGTCGTCGAATGAAAGGAATGAAATCAAAACTAACTTCTGCAGAAACTGCAAGAGATCCAGATAGCAATATTAATAAAGCACTTCGCCGTTGGAATTGTAACTAATAAGTAGGTTTTTATTATGTCTGATGTTTATCTTGGCAATCCACTTTTAAAAAAAGCAAATACCCCAATTGAGTTTACTCAAGAACAAATTCTTGAGTTTATGAGATGTAAGGATGATCCCGTTTACTTTGCAAATAATTATGTAAAGATTGTAACTCTGGATCATGGTCTTCAAACATTTAAACCATATCATTTCCAAGAAAAGTTAATCAATAACTTTCACAATCATAGATTCAATATATGCAAGATGCCTCGCCAGACGGGCAAATCTACAACTGTAGTATCATTTTTACTACATTATGCAGTATTTAATGATAATGTTAATATTGGTATTCTTGCAAACAAAGCAGCAACGGCACGGGAACTATTAGATAGATTACAAACCGCTTATGAAAATCTACCAAAATGGATGCAGCAAGGAATTATATCTTGGAACAAAGGTTCTTTGGAATTGGAAAATGGAAGTAAAATCTTGGCTGCTTCTACTTCTGCTTCTGCAGTTCGTGGTATGTCATTCAATATCCTATTTTTGGACGAATTTGCTTTCGTTCCAAATCATATCGCAGACTCATTCTTTGCGTCAGTTTATCCAACAATTACTTCAGGTAAACAAACTAAAGTTATAATTGTTTCTACTCCACATGGTATGAATCATTTTTACCGAATGTGGCATGATGCGGAAAAGGGTAAGAACGAATATGTCTTTACAGACGTTCATTGGAGTGAAGTTCCCGGAAGAGATGAGGAATGGAAAAAGCAAACAATTGCAAACACATCAGAACAACAGTTTAAGGTTGAGTTTGAATGCGAATTCTTAGGTTCTGTCGATACTCTAATTGCACCATCTAAACTTAGAACCCTTGTTTACGATGCCCCCAAGACCCGTAGTGCTGGTCTAGATGTTTATGTAGACCCAGAGGAGAATCATGATTATCTCATTACTGTAGACGTTGCTAGAGGTGTTGGAAATGATTACTCTGCGTTTACCATTATTGATATTACACAATTCCCCCACAAAGTAGTTGCAAAATATAGAAATAATGAAATTAAACCTATGCTTTTCCCCAGTATAATTCACGAAGCGGCGACAGCATATAATAATGCATATATTTTATGTGAGGTAAATGACGTTGGAGATCAGGTAGCAAGCATTCTTCAATATGACTTAGAATACAATAATCTTCTCATGTGTTCTATGAGAGGTAGAGCAGGTCAAATTGTTGGTCAAGGATTTTCTGGAAAGAAAACTCAACTTGGAGTTAAAATGTCCAAAACTGTAAAAAAAGTTGGATGTCTAAACCTAAAGACAATGATTGAGGAGAGTAAACTTTTTCTTAACGACTATGAAATAATTTCGGAGTTGACAACATTTATCCAGAAGCACAACTCTTTCGAGGCTGAAGAAGGATGTAACGATGACTTGGCAATGTGCTTAGTAATTTATGCTTGGTTAGTAGCTCAAGATTATTTTAAAGAACTTACAGACCAAGATGTAAGAAAGAGACTATATGAGGAGCAAAAAAATCAGATAGAGCAGGATATGTCACCATTTGGTTTTATTAATGACGGACTAGATGAAACAAGTTTTACAGACAGTGATGGTGATAGATGGTATGTGGATGAATATGGCGATCGTGCGTATATGTGGGAATATCTATCATAATGGAACTAGATAAGCAGATAAGATTAGGTCATCTTTTACTAACAGATAGAAAATGTAGAGTTTGTGGCGAAATTAAAAATTTAATTGGAGAATTTTATAGAACTCGTAAAGATAGGGGCCCAGTTGCATCCTCATATTCGTATGAATGCAAAGAATGTACCATAAAAAGAATATCTGAAGGTAGAAAATCGATAAAGAATTCATCTGAGTTTGATTATCCTGACTGGTGATTGCTATTCACGTCGTGTTTCCTCCCACGTAAAGTAAGTTTTTAATAAATAATTTTTAGTTAACTGAGATTACGGAGAAAAACATGGCGACTCCTCAATTATCTCCCGGCGTACTTGTAAGGGAGGTTGATCTAACTGTAGGAAGAGCTGATAATGTATTAGATAATATCGGAGCAATTGCTGGTCCTTTTGCAATTGGTCCAGTTGAAGAAGCAATTGATATTACAACAGAGAATGAATTAATTCAAACCTTTGGAAAACCAATTTCAACCGATGCCCAATATGAATATTGGATGAGTGCATCATCATTCCTTTCATATGGTGGTGTTCTTAAGGTAGCAAGAGTGGATGGTGCAAACCTAGTAAATGCGAATGCAATCCGCAACGTTGCTGGAGTTTCTACTGCAGGTGAGCCAACACTAAAAATCAAAAACTTTGATGATTATGAGGCAAACTATGCAGATGATATTGCAAACTACATCTTTGCTGCAAAAAATCCAGGACGTTGGGCAAATAATTTAAAAGTTTGTGTTATTGACGACAAAGCAGACCAAATTATTAAAGTAGGTTCTGATTTTGCTGGACAAGTTTCTGTTGGTATGGGTGTTACCACAACTCTTACTGATGTACCATCAGCTGGTGTTGGAACGACATCCCTTTTCAATGGATATTTGAAGGGTATTATTACTGGAGTAGGAACTGATACTGTTGACGTAAAAATCACTTCTCTGGTTTCTACAAATGGCACAAATACCCAAATAACTTACGCTCCAAATTCCCGCCTGAGATCTTTTAGACCATCAACTGGTGGAGGAAACCTAACAGTAAATCTGATTACTAGTGCTGGAGTTGCTACAACTTCTACAACTATTAACACTGGAACTGCACCAATAAAAGATTGGTACAACGAGCAAACCTTATCATTGTCAAATACTGCGATTTATTGGAGTTCAATTGCACCAAAACCAGGCACATCACAATATGCCACAAATAGAAATGGTAAGAGTGATGAAATTCACATCGTAATTGTTGATGATACTGGAACTGTTACTGGAATCCAAGGAAACTTGGTAGAAAAGCATGTCGGTCTTTCAAAAGCATCTGATGCAGTATCTGCAGTCAGTGCTCCACAGAAAATTTGGTGGAAAGAGTATCTTGCAACATTCTCGAATTATGTTTATGTTGGAGACAACCCATCTGATGAGTTAAATGTAAATGAGACTGTTGTAGCAACAGGATTCTCTACAGCATTTACCGAATTCACAAATGCTGAGGGTCTCTGGAATAAACCCTCACAAGGCATAACTTTTAGTGCATTGGGAAATGTTACTTATAACTTAACCGGTGGTTCTGATTATGGTGACAATGGAACAGGAATGCAAGCAACCCTAGGTGATTTATTTACTACTTACAATTTGTTCTCAAATAGAGACGAAATTCAAGTTGATTACTTGATTATGGGTCCTGGAATGCCTAATAAGTTTGAATCTCAAGCAAAAGCAAACCACCTCATCTCAATTGCAAACTCCAGAAAGGATTGTGTTACAGTAATTTCACCACATCGTGCTGATGTTGTTGACATTACAAATACAGACACTCAGACAGATAATATTCTTGAGTTCTTCTCACCACTTTCCTCTTCATCTTATGCAGTATTTGATTCTGGATATAAGTACACCTTTGATAGATTCAACAATAAGTTCAGATATATTCCCTGCAATGCAGACGTTGCTGGATTGATGGTTAGAACTAGTATTGTTGCCTATCCTTGGTTCTCACCTGCAGGTCAACAACGTGGAATCCTCAATAATGCAATTAAGTTGGCATATAATCCAAATAAAGCGCAGAGAGACCAACTATACCCACAAAGAATTAACTCCATTATTAATCAACCTGGGCTTGGTATTCTGCTTTTTGGAGATAGGACTGCTTTAGGATATGCATCTGCTTTTGATAGGATCAATGTTCGTCGTCTGTTCCTGACAATCGAACAATCACTCCAAAGAAGTGCAGAGGCTCAACTATTTGAACTAAACGACGAAATTACTAGAGCCAATTTTAGAAACATTGTCGATCCTTATCTTCGCGATGTTCAGGCAAAGAGAGGTCTTTATGGATTCTTGGTTGTCTGTGATACTTCCAACAATACTCCTGATGTTATTGATAACAATGAATTCCGAGCAGACATTTACTTGAAACCTGCAAAATCAATTAACTATGTAACACTTACTTTCGTTGCCACAAGAACTGGAGTAAGTTTTGAAGAAGTTGCTGGTACTATTTGATTTAAATAAAACAAAAATTAGGGGGGAACTAAAAATGGCAAACACTATTCAGGACTTCAAATCAGCACTCAAAGGCGGTGGCGCTAGGCCCAATCTATTCGAGGTAACTATTCCAACTCCACCATCCAATATAACTTTAGGTGATAATTTCAAATTACTCTGTAAGGCTGCTGCACTTCCGGCATCAAATGTTGGTTCCATTGACGTACCTTTTAGAGGAAGAATCTTTAAGGTTGCAGGTGACAGAACATTCGATGTTTGGACTGTCACAATTATAAATGATGAAGATTTTCTAATTCGTGAGGCTATGGAAAAGTGGATGCAAACTATAGCACAGTATGGTGATGCTAGTGGTTTTTCAAACCCAGCAAACTACATGTGTGATGCATACGTACAACAGTTTAAGAGATCTAAGAGCACCGCCGGTAAAAACAGCCCTACTGGCGGCGGCCTTTCTCATGCTGCAACTTACAAATTCTTTGATATTTTTCCAACAAGTGTTTCTGCAATTGATCTTTCTTATGATAGTTCTGATACAATTGAAGAGTTTACTGTTGACTTCCAAGTTCAGTACTGGGCTCCTGTTTCCGCACAGGACAGTGCAGAAGACAAAAATAAAGATAAGGAAGATTCAAAAAAACAAAAGTAATAAAATGAGGAATAATAAATAGTCTAAAGATTAAAAGTAATCAAATAAATTATGGCAAAACTTTTTGGTTTTTCTATTGAAGATAATGAACCATTATCGCAAAGTGTAATGTCCCCCGTTCCTCCCAATAAGGAGGACGGGGTAGACCATTATTTAACTAGTGGATTTTTTGGTTCGTATGTAGATATTGAAGGTGTTTATAGAACAGAATTCGATTTAATTAAAAGATATCGTGAAATGGCGCTTCACCCAGAGTGTGATAGTGCCATTGAAGATATTGTAAATGAAGCTATCGTATCGGATAGTAATGATAGTCCTGTTCAAATTGATTTGGACAATTTAAATGCTAGTGATGGCATTAAGAAAAAAATTAGAGAAGAATTTAAATATATTTTAGAACTTCTAGATTTTGATAAAAAAGCACACGAAATCTACAGAAATTGGTATATTGATGGTAGATTATACTACCACAAAGTAATAGATTTTAAAAATCCAGAGGCTGGTATACAAGAATTGAGATATATTGACGCAATGAAAATGCGTTATGTACGCCAAGCAAAAAAGAAAGAAAATGATAGATTAAAAATTTCAAATAGAAATGTCGATAATCCAATGGATTTCGATTTTCCCGAAATTGAAGAATATTTTATCTATCAACCAAAAATGACATATCCAACAGGAACTCCAGCACCTGGAGCTCTTGGAGGTTCTAATGCAGGAATCAAAATGACAAAAGATTCTGTGGCATATTGTACTTCAGGACTCGTTGATAGAAATAAGGGTTCAACGCTTTCATATCTCCATAAGGCAATCAAATCTCTCAATCAACTTCGTATGATTGAAGATTCACTTGTTATCTACAGACTATCACGCGCACCAGAAAGAAGAATTTTCTACATTGATGTAGGCAATCTACCTAAAGTAAAAGCAGAACAATATCTCCGCGATGTTATGATGCGTTATCGTAACAAGTTGGTATATGATGCAAGCACTGGTGAGATTCGTGATGATAAAAAATTCATGGCAATGCTTGAGGATTTTTGGCTTCCAAGAAGAGAAGGTGGAAGAGGTACTGAAATATCAACACTTCCTGGCGGACAAAACCTTGGAGAGATTACTGACATTAATTATTTCCAAGAAAAACTTTATAGATCTTTAAATGTACCTACAACAAGAATTGGTGGAGATGGTGGGTTTAATCTTGGAAGATCATCAGAGATTCTTCGCGATGAAGTTAAATTCAGCAAATTTGTTGCTCGTCTGAGGAAGAGATTTTCTTATATGTTTAGTGATATGTTGAGGACTCAATTGATCCTAAAAAATATCATTACCCCAGAAGATTGGAATAGAATGGACGAACACATTCAATATGACTTCTTGTATGATAATCATTTTGCAGAACTTAAAGATGCAGAGTTGCTAAATGAAAGATTGGGTATGGTACAAATTGCTGAACCATATGTTGGAAAATATTTCTCTCAAGATTACGTTAGACGTAAGATTCTTCGTCAAACTGATGAAGAAATTTTAGAGCAAGACAAAATTATTAAAAAAGAAATTAAGGATGGAGTTATTCCAGACCCCAGTATACCTGTAGATCCTATGACAGGTATGCCACTAGAACCAGGGCAACAAACTTCTCAAATGGATTTGGGGCAACCAGTGATGGAACCAAATATAGACTCTCAAGGAAAATCAGTTGAAGCAAGTGGAAAAATAGCAGAAATGCCTAAGGGTGGGGAGATATAAATAAAAACGATTACTGATTACATTTATAACAATGGATGATTTAATGGATATGATTGCTGCTGAAGAATCACCTTCGCAGATTAGCGATAAAATCAAAGACCTTTTGTTTGCTAAAGCTGCAGAAAAAGTTGATGAATTTAAACCTGAAGTAGCAAATTCGATGTTTAATAGCGAACCAGAAGAGGAAGAATGAAATCCTTCAAACAATTCATCTCAGAATCAGTAAATATTTCCGGAGACTTTAACGGAAATCTTTACATTAACTCCCAACCAGAAACACCACAACAGGTTGGAGAAGAGTATGTTGCGGATGTTTTGTGGCAAGGAAGTTTGTATAGGATGGAATTGGTTACTAAAAGTGGAATTCCATCTAAAAGAGATTTAGGAGAACAACTTCAGGGAGATTATCCAGGAGCAGTCGTTCATCAGATTTATCCCGTAACTGAAAAGAATTTCAATATTAGAAACGCAAAAAGATACCACCCATCAAAGTTGGAATGGATTGATTAATAATGGCTCAGTGGAATAAGACTACACAAGACTTTCTAAATCAAGAGAGAAGTCTCTTTGAAGTTTATAATATTGCAGATCACTGGGGAAACCAGACTGACTGGAGACCTCAATTTACCAACAACAACAGATTTAAAATATCTCCATATCAAACAGTATTCTTTAACACTTTCCAGTATGGTAAAGAGACTGATGTATGGGATGAAAGAGTAGTTGGAGTTGGAACTGCAACATTTAATGCAAATGCCAGTAATATTGTGATGCAAGTTGGGTCCACTCTTGGAAGTAAAGTTGTTCGCCAAACCAAGAATGTGATGAGATACATTCCCGGTAGAGGTGCAACTCTTGCATTTGCGATTCGTCTTGATAATCCACAGGTAGGTATTCGCAGAAGATTTGGATTGTTTGATGAAAACAACGGTGTTTATTTTGAGGATAATGGGGGAACATATTCTTATGTACTCCGTAGTAGTGTAACTGGAATTGTTACAGAAACCAGAGTATACAGAGATGATTGGAATGGTGAAAAGTTTGATGGAAATGGTTGGACTGGAGTGACTGCAGACCCAACAAAACAACAAATGATTTCCATCAATTATGAATGGTATGGTGCAGGAATGGTTCAGTTCAATTGGTTGATGAAGAATGAGACCATTGCATCCCATACTTTTGAGAACTCAAATACAAATCCAGGAGTGTGGTGTTCTACTCCATTCTTACCAATTAGACTTGAGATAGAAAATGTAACAGGTGTTGCAGGAACTCATTACATGTATCAGGGTTCTAATTCTCTGATTCAAGAAGGAGAACCAGAGAAACTTGGAACTCTTGAGAGTATATCAAATACCATCGCAGGGACAACGATGGCAAATGCAAATACATTTTATCCAATTATAAGCATTCGTCTAAAATCTAGTAATCTAGGTGCGGTGATGCTTTTGAGATCATTGCAAGCAGCAACTGATGATAATACTAATGTTTATTGGCAACTTTTAGAAAATGCAACACTAACTGGAGGAACTTGGGTAGACCATCCAGACCCAAACTCCTTTATGCAGTACAATATTACTCAAACTGCAGTATCTGGTGGAACTGATCTTTTGAGTGGTTTTGTGATTGGTGGTGGTGGGTCTCTAGTTAATCTTGATGATAAAGCGGCACTTCAGTTAGGTAGAAGTGGTATTGGAACAATTAGTGATACTTATACTCTTGCTTGTGCAAGTCCTAATACTAACAAAGCAGCACTTGCAGTTCTGAACTGGATTGAACAGAGGTAATTTAAATCATAACTTGATTAAATAATAAATAACTAAAAGTGTACTATAAAAATAATGGCTCATAGACCAGTTGGGGCGGGTTCCTCATTTACATTTACTGCAGGTGCTGCAACAACATCATCTGCCTTTTCGGTACAATCTAGTGTTTTGAGAGTGGTTGCAGTCGGTGGTGCAGCGCATATTTCTGTAGGCGGAAATCCATCAGCAACTTCTGCAGATTACTATGTTTCATCTGGAGAATCTGCCACTCTAGGTTTAACAAAAGCTTCAAATAAAGTTGTAGGCATAACTACCGGCACAACAACAATTGTTACAGTTCCAGAAGGAACTCAAGTTCCTTTTGGTGTTGGTGATTATGTTACACTAACTGCAACAGGACAATCATATTACAACTTCACACACCAGCAAGTTTTATCTGTAGATATTTCTTCTGGGGTAGGTGGTTACTATCAGACACGAATGACTGTTAATTATAATTCAAGTGGAATTGTCACAGCATTCTCTTCAACAGATGCTACTGTAATTAATTCAAATAAAGTTTCTGCATACGGTGTAGGTGCAGGAACTCTGTATTACCAACAAGTACAAATTTCAGGAGATGCCTAATGAAACTAATTAGAGAAGAAATCGAAAGAGTAGAGGTTATTACCGAAGGAACTGGTAAGCAAGCAAAACTCTACATTAAAGGACCATTCTTGCAAGCAGAATGCGTGAATCGCAATG